AAGGATATGGTCTTCCTCTTATAGATGCTGCTGCTTCTGCTCTTCCTATTTTGGCCACAAACTGGTCAGGACACCTCGAATTTTTATCAAAAGGTCATTTTTCTAAGGTAGAATACGATCTTGTTCCTGTTTCTGATAAAAAAATAGATGGAGCATTATTCGTGCAAGGTGCTCGTTGGGCTCAAGTTCGAGAACTTGATGCGAAGCGTAGAATGCGAAAGACTGTTGAATCTTATTCCAAACCTAAAGAATGGGCCGATGAATTATCTAAAGTTATTCGCGAAAAATATTCGATAGATGCTATTTGCGATCTATACGATAATGTTATTGGAGACTTACTGTGATATATTTTTTGTGGTTCATAATTTTAATACTAATTTGTACCACAACATTTCTTGCTTTTCATTGTTATAAATTTGCAAGAACTATAATCAGGGTACAGGATTCTGTAGAAGATTGTTTGTCAGTCATGGACGAAAGGATCGAATCTATAGATAAGGTTTTGGAAATACCCTTATTTTTTGATAGTCCTGAGATTAGACGAGTGCATGATGATTTGAGATTGTCGAGAGACGCAATGATAAGAGTCGCCGAAACTTTCTCAACGATTGAAAATGAAATCGAAGAGGAAGACTAAAATGATTGGAACAAAAAGAATACGTCGCCGCAGGAAGTCTACTGAAGGTAGCGAAAAAAAAATGTATTTTGGACCTGAGGTAACAAAGGCGATAACATATTATAATTGTATAGTTAACGAACATGAAAAAATAGAACTTTATCATAATACGATATCGCCTGCATTAATGAAATTAGCCGAAAGTCTTATTTTAATTTATGGATTCTCGGAACCAGGCGAAGATATATTCGAGATGCAAACCGATTGTGTTGCATTTTTATACGAAAATTTAAGAAAATTTGATTCTGCTCGCGGTACAAAAGCGTTTAGTTATTTTAACGTTATCGCTCGAAATTGGTTGATACAGAACGCAAGAAAAAAGACAACTTCTAGTCAACGAAACGTATCATTCGAGGACATGGGCTTACTTTCATCGAAGGATAGAAGCGCCATAGCTCATTATTCAATCGCTGAATCGCCCGATGATGTGATGATCCAGGCGATGCAAAAAGATCATATAAAAGAAGTATTTAAAAAGATACAAAAAAGATTAATTGATGAAAATGAAAAGATATGCATGGAATCAATTATAACAATTTTTGAACACATCGATGATATAGACATATTACATAAAAGAGCGATATTCGTGTATATTAGAGATATGTCTAATCTAAATCAAAAACAACTATCCACTGCTTTATCTGCGATAAGAAAACACTATAAGGAAATCGTTGTACAGGAGAACGAATCATGAGTGTTTATGATGATGTTCTAAAAAGAATTAAAGACGCAGAAGAAAAGGTTAGATCGTTTTCCGAACTTCTCGATACATTATCTACTACGGATGATAAACGAAAAATATTATGGAAGGAAATCTATAATAATGCGATAATAGATCGAGAAAATGCGTACGCTCTATATCTTAACGCGTATGCAGGATTCTCAGGTGCTCAGACTGAGCATATTAATGTCGGACCTATTATGACAAAATATCTCGAGAGAATGTCGAAGGCAAATGAGCAATTATTAAAATTGGCAGAAATTGTTCGTTCGACGCAGGAAGAGGATACAAAAATAACCCCAGACGACATATTTTCAAAAATCTCAGGGTAGGGATTAAAAAGTGACCACTATCAATACTGCTATAGGAAATATAGCACAAAAAAATGAATTAAATAAAGAAAAACAAGATATTGGTCAATTAGAAAAAGCAGTCGTCGTCAATGTAATAACCGATCAGGCTGGAATCGGTGTATTAAAGTCAACTTATCCTGAAATTTTTAATACATTTTCGCCTGATAGAATACCAAGAAATACATGCGTTGTTAGAAAAATAACGGGTGGTGCTGACGCAACTGCTTCTTCCGTCATTTTAGCGTATCCATTCTTTTCGTCCCATCTTTGCATGCCTGTTAAAACAGGAGAGACGGTATGGATTCTATTTGATAGAGAAATAAAAACCGTTGGATATTGGTTAAGTCGTGTTCATGGCGACGAGCATAACGAAGATCTAAGTTATTCACACTATGATAAGATTTATAAACCTCAAGAAGGTAAGGACGATTCGCCCGGTACTGTAAAAAAAGCATCAGGAGATAAAACATCTAAAGCTCCTGTAGAAGATTTTCCAAATTTATCTTTAAGACAAAAAGATGGAAAAAACGAATACGAAAAAATAGTATCGGCGACAAAAGATCCAGTCATATATGAACCCATTCCAAGATTCACAAAAAGACCGGGCGATTTCGTTATTCATGGTAGCAATAATTCGATGGTGTTATTAGGCACCGATAGATATTGGACGCAAATCGACACGCCAGAAGAAGAGCAAAGTAATGCACTTGATATACCAAAGCCATTTTCTGGTGTAGTAGATATAGTTGCCGGTCGAGCTAGAGGTCTAGTATCAGGTAGTATTACGAGAACATCGCCAGCTACTTTTAAAAATTCAAGATCTTATGAAGAAGTTGTTAAAGACCCTCGAAAAGGAGACAAGAATGTTAATTCTGAAGGAGATCCAGATTTTCATTCTGACGCTGCAAGAATTTATGTCTCCATGAATACATCAATCGACGACGCATTAGCATTATCCACATTCACCCCAATATTCCCGGGCGAAGAAGAGGTAAGACCCTCGTCCGTAGGCTCAGCAGTGATATCGAAAGCTGATCATATTCGAATCGTAGCAAGAAAAGATGAAGAACAAGGTATAAATGGCACGATTAGAATAATAAAAGAAGGAACGCTAGGTGAAGATGGCTGTTCAATATTGTTACACGATGATGGAGCAATTCATGTCGCGGCGAACAAAATATATCTAGGTTTATCTGAAAAGAATGGTGGAAGTTTATCCATCGACACCGACGCAGCGCAACCGTACGTAAAATTTAAAGAATTAAAAGATTTATTATCGGGTATTATTGAAGACATATCTGGATTTTGTAATACTTTAGCAACGCACGTCACACCGGGGTATGGAATGCCATCGCCTCAAATTTTAAGTGCCGCTTCTAAGTTATTAAGTGATGTTGGCGCAAGAAAAAGTAAGATCGATAGTATAAAGAGCGAAAGAATATTCGGGGAATAATATGCCTATAAAAACTCCTGGTGACGCACCACTTAAATTAATCGACGACAAGCAAAGTTCGAAACAACAATTATTCGAAAAAAATCTATCTTTAAAAGAAGCAATAAAATTTGCATTTTCGAAATCTCAAGAAGACGCGTCGATAGAAATGAAAGCGTTACAAGCGTCAAAGAAAAAAGACGAAATTACTGAAGAAGAAATCAATAAAATAACAGAAAATGTCACTTCTAAATTATCAGAGAGAATAACATTAGCAATAGATGAATATATCAAAGAAACGATTGTCTCGATTAAAACCGATATCCAGGTTGAAGTTAATACAGAAGTAGACGGTAAAAAATATCCAGGCAATGGAAAAACAACATCATTAGGGACATCTTAAACTTTGAATAGCAACCTACATATTTGTCATGGCAGCTCGAGTATATAGTTTTAAATCTGTTGGCGAAGAGCCTTGGGCTCAACGCGAAAGAGCTGTGCAACAAATAAAGCGACCACCTATTGGAATAAAAACTCCTCTTGAATTATCTGATGGTGATGATAGCTTTCTTAAAATGCACAGTGATATCGAAAATGTTATAGCCGATAATTTAAAAAACTTAATTTTAACAAATCGAGGCGAAAGACTTTTCGACTATAATTTTGGTGCTAATTTAAAAGAATTAACATTCGAATTAGGTAACGAAGAGACTGATGAGGAAGCAATTCGAAGAATCCAGCGAGCATGTGCGAGATACATGCCTTATATCGCGCTTAATACTTTTGAACCCATTAAATTGGGTACAATCGATGAAAGTGTCGCAAGAATTGGAATACGAATAACATACACAGTTCCTTCCGCGAATACAAGGGAACGAGCTATAGAAGTAATACTTTATACGGTGGGATAAAATGGCAGGACAAAGAAAAGTAAATCCTACGAGAAATTATCTTGCGAAAGACTATAATTCGTTAAGAAGCGATCTATTAAAGTACGCAAAAACATTTTTCGCCGATAAAATTCAGGATTTTAGCGAAGCTTCTGTTGGTGGTTTATTATTGGACATGGCTGCATCGGTCGGCGACAACATGTCTTTTTATCTCGATCATCAATTTAGAGAAACGCTATGGTCTGAAGCTGTTGAAATTTCGAATGTCGAAAGAATGATAAGAAACAATGGAGTAAAAATAGTTGGTTCCTCTCCATCTACTGTCGATCTATCTTTTTACATAGAGGTTCCCGCAATTAACGAATCAGGCAAAAGAGTACCAGATCGTTCATCTCTTCCTATTATACAAGAAGCTACCGAAGTATCATCTCGAGATGGTATTCCATTCACAACAATAGAAGATATAGATTTTGCAGAAACCGATCGATTCGGAAATTTAGTTGCAACCATTATAGTCGGAGACGTCGACGAAGATGGGCAACCTGATACTTTCATTCTTTCTAGAAATGTATTGGCAGTTTCTGGGAAAATTTATGTAGAATCGTATACGCTTGGTTCACAATTTGTGCCATATCGTACAATATCTTTAAGTAATTCAAGCGTCACTGAAATTATTAATGTCGTAGATACTGATGGCGACACATGGTACGAAGTAGAAAGTCTAACACAGGACACTGCGTTTGTTGGAATCGTTAATACAAACGAAGATAATCAAATAGTTAAGAAAAACTTAAATATAGTTCCTGCCACCAAACGATTTATGACTTCTGTCGATTTACAAAGTAGAAGCAC